ACTGGCCTGCGGTCCGCCGAGAGCGGCTTTTCCCGGATGGGTCGTGCAGCTATCGCGCTTAATCAGAGCCAGTCTGGGTGGCGTCCTTAGTCTCAATGCGTGTTTTAAGAGTCCGTGCCACTAGGCTCCTTCTCGGCCTTGCCGCGCCGTAGGATGTGGCGCACAACAACCCTGAACTTGCAGAAGGCGTCTGCCTTCATATGTTTGAGTATCTCGTCGGAGCCTCCGCTAGACATCGCCATCGCGCGTGGGGCTTTGCGCAGCATCTCCATGACAGCACCCTCAGAATACTTCCACAGAAACATTTCTGGGTCCTGGTGGTAAATCGCCGCCAGCGTAGACACCAAACTACCCCAGCTAAACGCCTCCGGGTCATTCGGTGACTTCCACAGCCCTGTCGCGTCCAGCATCTCAGGCACATACCCTTCGCGCCGCAGCACCCGTGAGAGAGCGCGGGCCAGATCACTGCGCGGCACAGACAGGCTCCAGCGCCACGCCTTCACTATGCCCCAAGCGAACAGCTTACTGGTCATCAGCGGGAAGTATTCCCCATTATAGGAAGGGTCACAATGAGCGCTCGCAAACGCCACCAGCTCCGTGTCGTCCACCTTTGGCCACCACTGCATGGCACACGTCTCAAGCCAGATGCGCGCCTGGATCGTCAGCGGCCACAGCAGCAACTTCCCACCACACAATGACACGGGCGGCGTCAAGTATGGTGGTGGCTCGTCCCACGTCGGTAGGACTTGTGTCCGGGCGTAGTGGTGGAGCCAAATGATTTCCTCAACCGTTGGCTCCACACCCTTCGACCGGATCTCCATCACGGCGGACGTGACTAGCTGGCTGACCTCGGGCCGGTCGATCACCAGCTCGGTCTTGTCCACTACAGGCCCTGCTTTTGCGTCGTCCGTCACAAGCACCCCCTAAGCTATCTACTCACTAAACGCGAGCGCGAGGATTCCACGGATAGGCGTCTTCTGGAAGCCTGTGTTTTCCGAGGCGTTGTCATCCACCTCTATCTCGTCATACCCCACCACGGTCGGGTCCGTACCGAACACGGTGGCACTGACTTCGATGCGCGGGTTGTGGTTCTCGCCCTGGGATGTGTTACCGGACTTGTCCTTGGTTTCGGCATGGTCGCAGACGATCGTAACGCTACAGTCCATCAGCGAGTCCCCGCCAGCCACAATATCAAAGCTGTCCGCCCCAAAACCCTTCGTCAGCGTCAACTCATGCGCTACGCTGCGCAAGCTCGTGCCATCCGTACCATCAACATGCTCGTGCCCCGACAACGTCATGGTGGCGAAGTCGTTGTATGTGGTATTGATGGCGATGGAGGTACACAGGGCCGCTCCCACCACCGCGCCGATAGACGCCGGGATGGTTGGCGCTGCGGCTGCGTAGTTCTTGTTGGCCTTGTAGTTGGTAGTCCAATTGCGCCGGGCGTCAAACAGTTCGCTGGCGGATTCGTTGCCGGTCGCGCTGAACATCTGTGCGCGCTCCGATGTCTCAGGGCCAGACTGGCTCTGCAGATCCCAGCCTGTCAGATCACCGAACCCTCCTGCTAACATTGCAAAGTCAGCCATGATTCACCTCCACTTTCTTAAAACCCATTTGTCTCCATGCGTTCACGTGCATAGGCTTCACCCTGATGGTGCGTCCGTCCGGATGCCGCAGCTCTACACGCCCATCCTCGTCCTTCTTGCTGACACGGGAGACCCGCTTGGCCTTCTCTGGAGCAGCAACCTTTTTCTCTTCTTCGTCCATGTCTTCCTCCGTATGTTTCGTCACACCACCGAATACACCACTCCAAAATCCATCCGCACAACCGAAACCAGTAGAGGGCGCGAGCTGTTCGCAACCGGCCTACGCTCACGGCGGACCTCGGGGTGCGTGATCATGTATACCTTGAGAACATTCGGCATATTGTTCTCTGCTCCGCCCTCTACTGGAATGTTCGCCGGGTTCATCAGCGCGCCAGCCACCGCACGCGCCCTTGCCCGCTCAACAAAGATCGCCACCAGCTCACCCGTAGTATGCCACGCCTCGGCACCGGCCTGATAGCCTTGGTCCTGCTCCTCGCCGCCAGGGATGTAAAAGGCACCGATGTTGTAGCGCCCCACCAGATCTTCCTCATCGCCGACGAAGAGCTGTTCCCGGTACTTCAGCCCAACCACTTGGGCGATGTACTTGGCTATCTGGTGCTCGGCGTTATTCCACGCCTGGGCAAATTCGTTGTCGCGTTCGTGGGCCATCTACACTCCTGTATTCAACTTGTTGACCTCGCGCTGAAGCTCCTGTTCATACATCTTCTCTAAGTCACGCTTGTGCTTCTCTACCGCACGATCAAAGAACTTGTCCCCCGCACCAGCCTTCGCACGCGTACCAGCACCAGGGTTGTGCCACTTGCCCGTACCATTAGGACCAGCATCGTGAATGTAACGGGCATACTTGCCACCGAGGCTGTTGTCTGGAATGAAAATCTCCGTAAAGCCAACACCGCTCTTGACCTGGATGGAACGACGGAGGTTCCCAGGCTGAAGGTTGGTGCGCTTGCTCTTCCCGCCTTTAAGGGAGCCCTTGTGCTGTCCCTTGCTCGGCGACTCAGGGCAGAAGTCCCTCGCTGTGGCACCTACGAGCTGGCCGGCACGCTGGTGGAACCGAGTGCTGGCACGCCGGAAGGCGGCGGGTGCTTCCTTGCGGAGGAGCCTCGTCATCCTTCGTGTGCTGGCCTTGTCTATCTTGATCTTGACAATCACGCTCGCTTCTCCTTTAGCTTCTTGTCGAGAGTCTTGTCCTGTTTGAGCGCCTTGGGTGTAGCGGTGACAGACTTCTTCGCAGCGGGCTTCGTAGGGGCAACCGTCTTACGACGCTCCGCCTTGATAGCGTTGACATCAGTCTCTGTGGGTGCTCCCGCCTTCTTCGACTCCTCCATGCGCTCCTTATCCACCAACTCGTCAACATACCTCGGCTCACAACCGCAGTTGCAATGAAATACGCCTGCCGCCTCGGCGTCCTTCAGTGTGGGATAGCCCTTGGTGGCGCCGGATATGCTCACAACCACTCCACGCCACGCCGCACACACAGGGCAAGGATCGCCACCACCCTCGATCGACGCCAGGTCAAACCCGTCCTCCGTCATACTGTCTGCATACGCCTCACGCGCCACGCGAGCGTTGAGGGTGCGAGTGAGCGTGTTGAAATAATTGCTTGTGTTCCAGGTCTTCCCGCCCTTGTCGATGAACTGCCAGGAGGGCGGGCCGTCCTGTGCCACCTTGGTCATGCGCGTAGACATCTCTTTCTGGATCTCGTTGCCTGTCATCCCCGTCACGCTCGCCAGTCGTATTGTCTCTGTCACTTCGTCGCGGAGTTTCTGTATATCCTTCGCGGCCATCTTCGCCGTCTGGGCGGCGATGAGGGAGGGGCCGTTGGCAGGCTTGACCAAAGCGAAGTATTTCTCAGCGTGCTCCCGGCTGAACTTAGTAACGGCTTTACGGTTCTTGACCTTGAGGTCTTGATTGGCTTCGTCGAAGAAGGCTTTGCCGGTACGGTTGGTGACGTCCTTGGCCCAATCCTCAAGCTCAGCGCCCAGCTTGTCATAGCGCGATCCTATCCCCTTCAGCACCCGCTCCCGTACCGCCGCACTGGTAGCAAACTTCTTATCACCCGCCGCCCGATGCAAGATGTCGTCCTTGACGCGCTTGCGAGCGGTGTTGAGAATCTCAACCATTTGCTTCTTGCTGGTGTCGATGTTCTTCGACAGCAAGGGCAACGGACTCTCAACACCGCTCGCTTTGGCTTTGGGTTTACGCGCCATGGTTTAGCCTCTGATTGTGTACGCTTGCTGCTTGGGGCGATTAAGCCAACGCGCGGCCTCTGTGGTCAGGCCGCTGAGGAAGTCATCGCTCTCTTGCCTGACCTCGTCACTCTCGTCTATGTCCTCGGCGTAGTAATGCGGCGCGGTACGGTCTGCATTGGCGATCGCTTCGGACGCCTCCAGTATGGCAATCGCCTGCTCATAGCAAGCCCAGTCCGGCCGGTAGCCATAGTTGGTGCTGTCGGCGGTCTCGTCCGCTACGTCCCCACCGATCTCCCGACTCACCAACCGCACAGCCGTCGCCAAAGCAGCCGTCTTCTGCGGGTCAGCGAAGCCAGTCCACACCTCGGTCTTGACATGAGAGTCAGCGCCGAAGTAGGTATTGGCTCCGCTGAGGTCGATGGTTACGGACACGGCCTACTTCTCCTCAACCATCTTTGTGTAGCCCTGCCGCTTGAAGGTCGGGAAGTCAGCCCGCTCGCACTGGCGGATCCGGTCCTTGCGCGTGATGGTAATGAAGTCACGCTTGGGATCAGGATGCTGCTTGGGTTTCTTGCCGGGTTGGTGGGTGTCGGCAGACGCAGCTTTGATGTTGGCTTCTGCGGCGGCGGTTGCCTCCGGAGAGTTCTCGATCTTCACCTCACCAGCGCGCGCGCCCGCTTCCTCGATCACCTTAGCGGCTTCAGCTTCAGTCGTCACTCCTGCTGCTTCTTCTTTCTCTTTTCGCGCCATGGTCTTATCTCCTATGCTAGCGCTTCACTCTGTGCTCCCTCACCAGGAGCGTTTGCTCGTCTGGAAAATGAAGAGCTCATGACCGGTCTCACAGATTGTCTAGGATAGCGGCACCCTGTCACAGGTGTCTGTTCCCTGGTGAGGAGAATCCCGGACGGGCCATGAGCTCTCATACTACACTACCTCGTTTCTCAACACTACTCGCTTACGCAAGCAGGGTTTCGTTGAGGTTGATGTCGACACAGCGATCCGGCTTGAAGACAACGGCGCCAGCCGTGATCCTCGCTCTGAGGCCATCACCCCAGTAGCCTTCCAACCGCAGCTTCTCGACGATCGGGCTGATCTGGATAGCCAGAGCAATGACGCCCGGAACGCCTTCGCCGATGTTGGGGAGGTTGCCGGCGATACCGTGGATAACCGAGGAGGCCGTCACACAGTTGGGGCTCTGGAAGACGTCCACCCCGAACAGACTGCGATCGAACGCCAACCCTGCCATGACGGCAGCATCACCCTGCTGGGTGGTGCGGCCGGACACATACAGACGGATGGCCTGAATAGCGATATTCGGCAGAGCGCAGAAACGCCCGGCTTTCTCACACATCGCATCATCCATCGACTTGTGCAGGGAAGCGAAGAACGCCGGAACGTCACCGCCCGTCGCGCCCCACTGCCAAGGCGTTGTGCCCGTTTCATAGTTGTCCACATCAGCCTCGGTGTACTTGCCCATGACCAACTGATCAACATCGTCGTTCAGCTTGTAGATCATACGCGCCGCAACCGCCGCTTCCACCGCCGTACCACTCGCCTCGATCTGCTGTTTCTCCTTGTCCTTGATCTTGGCGGTGACGGTTTTGTCGATGCTGATCTCGAGGTCAGTACCGGCTGTGGAGATATCACCATACGTCATCGGCGCGGCTTCGTCGGTGTTAGCCGAGGAAACGTCACCCATGGTGTTGATGGTGATCTTCTCGCCCTTCTCTTTCAGGGCGATGCCAATCGTGGTGTTACAGAAGCTGGCCGCCACAAGCGCTTTCCGCGCGCGCAGAACCATGTTCGCCAACACCAGGCTCGGAATGAATGAACTCATACTCATCTCTTCTTCTCCTTCTTTCTTCGTTGACTCACGCAACTGTTACTGCGTCACGACATAGTGGAACACCGCGACAGCCGCGCCGCTCGTGGCACTACCCGTTGCTACAGTGACCCAGGGGGTTCTTGCCGCTGTGGTCTTGATCGTCGTTGCCGCTGTTCCCACAGGGATAAGCGCCTCTGTCGCCACGGCCACATCACCCGTCGATCCCGCCCTGAGATCAGACTCAGCCTCAAGGCTAAGGCTTATCACGTTGCCAGCATTCGTGCTGGAGATGGCTGTGGTCACATCGAGCAGCCCAAACGACACGAGGGCATTGTCAGGAAAGACGATACCCGTCAGGGCATTCGACCCAACGACAAGGTCAGTGATGTCGATAGCTGCCCGCGCCGTGCGCATGACGTTCAGACCGTCCGTGCTCGCCGCAACCAGTTCGAGTTCCCCGATACTATAGTCCGGCAACACGATCTCACCGTCACCCGTACCGTCTGTAGCGAACGTGTGGTCAAGAACGTCGACCGAGCCGTAGTCCATGTCCACCGCGCCCACCGCGTCCAGCCCCACGCCTGTCAGGAGCGTTCCGGCCGTAGCCTGAATGTCTCCCGCCGTAGCGACGATGTCACCAACCACAACAGTGAGGTTGGTGCGAACCGTCAGGCCATCGAGAAACGAAGGTGTCGCAACACACTCCAGTACTCCTGTGATGTCCATGGTTCCCGTCACGGTGCCATTCCCAGCCACCGTCAGGTTCCCAGCCATCGACTCCAGCGCGTCACCATACCAGTTGGTACCATACGACATCAACCAGAGCGGAGCCCCGCCCGGCGTCAGCGTCTTATCAGCACCAATGGACACATTCCCACTGTTGGCAATGAGCGTGCTGTTGGTCGCATCCTCGCTCACAAAGATCACCAGCCACAAAAAGTCGTGGCTCGCCGAAGCGAGGGTGTTCGTCGTGGTAGGGATAGCCCCATCATTACTCAGCACGAGGCACGTATTGCTCGGTGCAGGAATCTCCGATCCGTTCGTCACGGTGATGGCCCGGCTCGGCAATACCACATAGCTGGAGTTGGCAGGGGTGTAATCTACATCCTGCGCACCGGCCATTGTCCCGACCAACATCAGCGCACAGAACAGCCCGAAGACCGCCACGCGCATTTTCATCTCTTTCATCTTTCTTCTCCTGTTCTCTCGTTGACTTGTCGGTCGGGACAAACAGCCAGCCACCCGGCTAGACGATGTTTGCGCCTGCCTGTGCCGCCTTGTTAGCAGCATTCACGGCTTCCTCGGCCGACTTCATATCTCCTGTGAGCGCCGTGTCGAGCACCGCAGCAGAGTCGATCTTGACGGGCTTCCCGCCCTTGCCAGTACCACCTGTGCCGCCACCGCTGCCCGATCCTCCGGCCTGTGGAACGAATATGAGAGCGGGATGCTTGGCCTTGAAGGCGTCGATGGCAGTTGTCGTCGCCTCTTCATCTTCAAGGTCAACCTCCTTCATCCGCAAACCGAACAGCGCACGAATGTCTGCCCGATCCACATTGTCGATTAGCTCGATGCTGCCGAAGACCTGATCCAATTGATGGTCTCGTACCAACGACTGGTTGGTTTGCTCGGCCGTGGCCCTGGTGGCCTTCTCGGCTTCCAGATCCTTCTGCAACTTCTCAAGCTTGACCGTGAGCTTTTCCAGCTCCGACTGTTCCTTGCCCTCGATCTCATCGATCTTCACCTGCATCGCGGCCAGCTGCTCTTCCAGCTCGGTCTTCTCGTCCGACAGCGTCTTGACCCTGCCATCCGCTTCCTTGCGAGCGCGGGCGGCGCGGTCGTTGGCAGCCTTATCGACGTCAGGCTCCTGATACGCTTCAAGGAATGCCTTCTCCTCGTCGTTCAGGACCTCGCCAGCCGTGACCTTTGCCAGTAGCTCTTTTATGTTCATTCCACTGCTCCTTCTTCACCGCCAGTTGATTTATCGGGCCGCTGTCGGGACCGGCCACCACCGGAGTCATTCGCGTCCGGAGCCGCGACACCCGCACCTTGCGGGGATATGAACGTTCCATGCTTGGCGAACTTACCATTGCCGCTACCGGCCCTGTTGAGGCCGGGCGTCTGGCACAATACGCTTCGCTTAGTCTGTTCAAACTGTTCGTCAAACTTATGCGTCATTGTCTTCGTCCACCTTCTTCACATCTGGCGGTACATATCCATCAAAGCGATAGCACAGGACATACGGCTTGTCCTCGATGAGGGCGCGCAGGATGCGGTGCCAGCCGTCCATAATCGTGCCCTGGTAATCCATGACGACAGGGATGCTAAGGTCGGCGGCCATGGCGCGCTTAACGTGGTATGCGATAAGGTCCGGAGCCATCTTGCTCCCTCCTCCATCCCACCGGCCCAAGCCGATCTCGATATGGCGCAAGGGCAGACGAAAGGCGCGCAGCTTGTTCTCCTTGACCTGCTCATATAGGTAGGGCGCTGTCCAACCAGCCCCATCATGTACAAACCGGCTCTCCTCGAACTTAGGCAGCTCATACAGCACCGGCTTCATGCGAGTAGGTTGCTTTGCCTTCCGCTTGCTCATTCCTTAGCCTTCCCAGGCTTCACAAGGTTATCTGGATACACACCTTCTCGCGGATCGCCCAGCCCGTTCCTCTCACACCACTCGTCCACCAGCTCGGAGACAATCGCTGCGTCCTGCGCTGCTCCGAATGTCACCGCTTCTTCCCGTGTCGTCAGCCATGCTGCAAACCCATACACGGATTCGCTTGCTGTGATTCTATCACCCATCGTCCCCTCCGGTTCTTGTCCCTTAGGATCCTTCCCAGCAACAGGCGCACTCGCCTCGTCGGTTGTGCCCTGGTGGGGTGACAAGAATACGTGGTACTGGTCTCTCCACCTCTCAGCGGCCTTGCGCCACTCGTCGCTAGCCAAGTCCCAGTTCCCGCCGTTGGCGTTGGCGATTAACCCCCATGCCAGTTCGAGGTGGTTGAGCAAGTCATCGCGCTCCTCGCTCACAGCCTGAAGCAGCCCGGCCACTTCTGGGCGCGTCTCATAGTTCACACCGTCAATCTCTACCACACTCATTCTTCATCTCCCTTTGGGGGTACAACAGCAGGCTCTTCTTCCGCAGGCGGCTCTTCTTCCACAGATGGCTCATCCAAAATTAGTTCCGTCTCCTCCTCTTCAAACTCCGAGATAGACTCAAGAGCCTCCGCCAGCTCCTCAGGAGGTATCTCGTCACGGCTAGCGATCTTGCGCAGGACGCTAAGGAGCTTGCGCAGGTGAATCTTACGCACAGGGCCGGGCATCATCACTTGTCCTATCTGGACGAGCGCCGCCACCTCGGCTGCGATGTCGCTGATGTCAAAGTCCTTGTTGTAGATAGGGACATACTCAGGCCACCCAGTAGGGTCCCACTCGTGGGAGATGATAGAGGCCTGGGTCTCGGCTTCTTCCAGTAGGTTGGCCCTGCTGCGGAGTACTGCCTCCACATCCAGGAAGTCCCACGCCTTAGACTCGCCGCTCTGGTCACTCAGCTGCTCGCGTCTCAGCATCATCCCCACCACCTCAAACATGGCGGAGCGCAGCTTGAGTATCTTCTCGTCAAGGGCACCCAACCCACCTTCGCTCGGCATGATAAATCCAGGGACCGTATCATCCGGCTCCACAAGGATCGGATAGTTCAGCCCCAACACAATCTCGATGGCGCTCTGGCCTGAGGCATTCCCGCCCTTGATCATGTCCTCGGCCGCGTTGAGGGCAGAGCGCGGGAGGTAGCGCTGGGGAAAGACAGTGTTGAAATAGTTCTGGAAGCTACACGACTCCAGATCCATGATCGCCCGGTTCAGGTTCTCCACGTCATCAAACAAGTGCGGCTTCGCGCTCGGCGTACCTACACACACAAAGGGGACGCGCTTGGTATAGGGGAGTTGATAGATGGCAGAGAGTGATACCTTGAGGGAGTCATCCTTGCCGTCGATCTTGAACTCATACCGCCAGCCCGACATCCACAGGTTGCGTACCCGGTAAGACCGTGTGCCGGTGCCAGGGTCAGTATTGTCACAGGCTTCGGTGTCGGTGATAAGCCATTGGAGGCGGCCCATATCACCCATCTTCCAATCCACCACCTCGCCCGGCTCGTACAGCACCCAGTAGGGCCGTATGGCTGAGTCCTCCTTCTGGGCGAGGGAGGTGCCCTTGCGGCCGCTGTCGTTCGGCGACACAACAGGCATGTCTATGCCTATCCAACCCCAGCCGTGCGCCGTCAACATGTCGTTCGCCTTGGCCATCAGCTTATCCATACTGCGGCCGTCCCGGCTCACGTTGAGGCGTATCTCTTCGGGTAGATTGTCCCGCTGGGGCGGCTCGGCGAAGACATACTGGCTGATCTTCTGAGCGATGCGGGCGCAGTAGGGCACGGCATAGGAGCGATCCTTACGGCCGGTAACGGTGACGCCGTCCGTACGGATGCCGCCCTCCCAGCTGATCTTTGCTTCGCCTACAAACCGGCTCAGGCGCTCCTGCACGTAGGGATCGCCACCGTCGAGGGCAAGCTGGTTTGTGTAAAGGCGGTCCCTCCGAGCTGCATAGATGTGGTGGGCGCGGGTAGCGATCTGCTTGACTTCCTCTACGGTCCAGTCCCGTGCGCCGGCAGTGACGGCGTCTGGGGGTGTGGTGGCGGTTCCAGCTTCGGTCGATGGCCCCTTGGGCTTGGGCGGCCGGAGGCTAGATACCGGCACAGGCTTGCCCTCAGCAGGTGATCTAACATAGTGGACTTGAACGGTCATGTAGCGATCCTCCTCATGCTACTCCCACAAAAGACGTTCGGCCTCTCGACGCCTTGGCAAACGCACCCGTCATCCCATCCACGCGATCCTTGAACTTACCACGGGGAAAGTGTTCCAGCTGGTCGAGCGTCATCTGGGTCCAAGGCGCGTCCTCCACGATCGCCACATTCCCAGCATCGATCTGGCTGGATAGCGGTATGGCACGCGTCTCCTTACTGCCAGTGACGCGGTCGGCCTTCACCCGGAAGCCAGGGAGGTTCCTGATCTCGTCCTGGGCAGCCTCCAAACCACTACTACCAGGCTGCTGCTCAAACCACACCTCGGTACGCCTCCCGTCGAGAGGGGCTTGGCGCCGGGTCTCCAGCTGGCGGGAAGCCTTGTCCCAATGGCCCGCCTTCACATGGGCAATGACGAACTCACAGTTAAGCCCATACTCCCTCAACGCGCCCGGCTTCAGCTTCAACACCAACACCCCAGCGCTCTCACACCCTCCGCCCAGCGTACCCGCCGTGTCCCAATAGCGTACCCTGGCCATCACATCTTCGGGCCGTAGGTTGGCGACCCACCGAGCCTTGACACGACGAATCTTGCCGACCTTGAAGATGCCGCCTCCACGAGGGGCCGGGCGCTGCTGGAGTTGAGCGGCAGCTCCGTAGAGCCCCAACGCTACCTCCAGCACGCTCACTTCTGTCTCTCCAAACCTCATCGGCCACAGCAACTCGCCCTCTTTCGTTCGAGGGTCGCAGAGGCCCAAGCTACTCACAACCCGATCCTCCCCCTCGTACCGGGCCGGGAGACAGATGTGGTCCCAATGCTTGCCTTGCGGCCCTTTCAGGATATGGCCACAGAGGTCGTTCTGGTGGACGCGCTGCATGATAAGGACATAGGCACCAGTCTTGGGATCGTGGAGCCGGGTGCTTACGCTCTCGTCCCACCAGGCGAGTACGGCTTGCCTCTGGGTCTCGGACTCTCCCTCAATCACGTTGTGCGGATCGTCAATCACGATGAAGTCGCCGCCCTCGCCCGTGAGAAGGCCGCCCACGCTCGTGCTGAGCCGGTAGCCGCCACGTGAGTTGTCGTATCGAGTCTTGGTGTTCTGGTCTTCGCGAAGGGTAAAGGGCTTCCCTCCAGCAGAGAGCTTCTTGTACCAGGGCGTGGCCATGAGCCTCCTCGCCTTCACAGAGTCTCTCAGGGACAGGTCGTGGGAGTAGGACGCAAACATGAAGCGGCGCTCTGGGTGCTCCAGCCAGTCCCACGCAGGCCAGAACACCCCGCACAATAGGCTCTTCATATGCTTGGGCGGCTCGTTAATCAGAAGGCGGTGGATGGTACCGTTGCTGACCGCTTCCAAGTGCTCGCAAAGCGCCTTGATGTGCCAGCCGTCTATGAACTCGTCGTGCTCGACGTGGGACCACGCTTGCTGGACGAAGTGATAAAAGCTCTTCACCGCAAGCGCCGAGTCAAGATCGCCAAGAGCAGGCAGTTCCATCTTGACGGCCTTCGGACGGCCACGACGTTCGATGGTAGCAGTTGTCATAGCTAGTTGTTCCGCCCTATCAAGCCCCTCAACCGCCCTATGTCCAGGCCGTTGATCTTCCCGTTGCCGTTCCCGTTACCCTCGCTCGGCGCCAGGCGGCTTACATAGTCCCTCAGCTGCTCCAGCTCGCCTACGGATAGGTTGGAGACGTCATACTTGTTCATGACGTTGAGGGAGCCGGAGATCTGCTGGACGATGTTATGGAGGTTCTGCCAGCGCGGATCGTCAAGGTGCTTCGTCCTGTTAACGAGGAAGAACATACAGGCGGTGACATTAGGGGCGTGCTTGCGCTTGGTGATGCGACGCCTGATTGCGGGGAGCGTCTGCACGCCCCGGCCGTCCTTGTAGTCAACCTCCGTAGTCTCCGTCACAACCTCCTCCGCCTCATACCCCAGCGCACTCTCCAGCAGGGCTCTCTCGGTCCGATTGACGTTGAACTCATCCGTGCCGTTTCTTATCGCCAAAAAGAAACCGCGGTGTGCCTCTTTCCAATTCCTTACGGTAGCACCCGTCACACCGAATAGTTTTCCCAGCTCTTCACTCGATGCTCCAAACAGTTTACAAACGAGTTGCGCCGTGGTGCTATACTCGGGCTTGTACTTGGTAGGTTGGCCGCGACCATTGGTGCGGGGTGGAGGGTTGGGGTTGCTGATTCGGCTACGCGGTATTGGGGCAATTCGTGGCACTCTTGACGCCTCCTTGCTATCCCTAAAATAACCCCATCCCGGCCGCTGGGTGGTATCCTTTTATGCTCTCTCCTTAAAGGACAGCACTTTGGACCAATAGTACCAGGCAAAAGAAAACCACCGATTCTTCTTTATCTTTTTAAGGTTTTTTGGTATATTACTAATAGTTCTTTGACAAACGCGAAAGCCGAAACGAAGCCGATAAGCGATCCTCCTCTGGCGCGCCCCTCGCGGGCCGAACCGCATAAGCGCTACGAGGCCAGGCCGGGAGTAGGCGAGTAACCAAAGCCGCAGGCGCACAGGAGCTAGGTTAAAAATCTAGCCGGGCCTCGGAGGTGAGTCCTAAGAGAACGCGGACGCAGCGCGGTGTAGGAGCCTGGACAACGGCGAGTACCTCACGGGAATTTAAGCTTGTTAGCCGGTCAGCGGATCGGAGGTGAGCTGAAAGACGTGGGCTGAAAACCCGAGTGACCTTGACTCAGTCAATACGGCCACAGTAATCCGGTAGCGCTACGGACGAAGGACGCAAAAGATTGAAGCTCACCCCTCTCTCTTGGGTGATGAGAATGACGAAGAAAAAAGTCAACACTTGAACGCAGGCAGTCTTGCGAGGGCTGCCTGCTACTCTGTAAGGATGACGCCTCCACGTGGCACAGAGTGGGCAACGCTGCACTAACGCAGTGGCTAAGTCATCAGGCAGTAACTGGAGGGAAGACGATGAAGAAGAAAAGCAAAATCACAATACGGTCATTCGCAGATCTGCAAGCCCACATGTTCGACGGCGGAGTGCTAATATATGACGAAGTGATATCCCAATACTGTGCCGTCCGCGTCAACGAGAATAATGAGGTGGTGTTGCACGGAAGCTCAGGGGTTGGTAATGACCTGGCGCTGAAGTGGCTGACGCACTGGCACAATATGCCCAAGAAGATCATCAAGGCGTATGCGCCCAAGTGGAACATCAGCCTGTACCGATGCGAAGCGTTCGGGAGCAGACTCCGCTACGACAGCAGGATTGTGTATGGCGGATACGATAAGTAAGAGTCACAGCCCTGGAGGGAAGACGATGAAGACGAGAATCACCACAGAGAATGAACCGACGAATTGGAGGGAAGAGACAATGACAGTCTATCGCCATGACTACAAGCACGACGAGGTTGAGCATGCGTTTGAGGAGATCGACTTTGGACTGGTAGATCTCCTCAAACGCATGCTCAACCTCGTCGTGCTTGTAGTCATGGCG